AAAAGTACATACTTTTTTCTCTCCACCTAACTTCAACAAGTCTGGATTTTTTTGTAATCGTGCGACTTGCCTGGGGTCCAGATAATGCTCGAACTGTTTTTTTATTTGTTGTCTTAATTTGTATTGCTCACCAAATCTCAACCAAAATTCTTGCACAGATATAAGTGTCATTGATACTGCGCTGTAACTAAAATCTATTAATATATTACTTCGTGCAAGCCAAAACGCAGCTATAGCAACGCCTGCGTACATACCACCTACCCCAATCATAGAACCCACTACTGGCGTGTATCGTACTATAACTGTTAGTAATGATAGACACGAAACCAATATTAGTAACTCATACAACAAAGCAGCACCTGGTATTTGAGGCACGTCCATTGTCATACTCTCAGCCAAAGCAGCTTGAACGTGGTGCGGGTACTTAAGTCCAACAGGCGTAGCTATCTGAGGCATCACTCCTTTAGCACTAACGCCTACAAAAACAAACTTGTTTCTTACGTCTAGTTCTTCTAACGTAGTGCTTGGTGTATCTACCCAAGACACCCATCGTCTGCCTAACCCATCCACAGGTATCTCTGAATAATTTGGTAATGCAAGTTCTTCTATTTGGCCTTGATTAGTTCTTATAATGTAAGTATCTGATACAGATAATACTTTAAGCACTTCTATACCAAAAGATGGAGTCCAACCATCTGGTGTCTGTAGTAACAAAGGCAGTCTTCTAACTAAGTTATCTGCGTCTGTTCGTGCGACTGCGATTCCCTGGCTTGTTGCTTGTGCTAGTATTGGTACATTATTTATTACACCCTCGCTTTTATATGCCTCGACTGGTATACCATCACCTAAAATAACTGTGCCTGTAGTAGGCGGGTACTCTCCATTTGAGTTCTCAAACATAGCTATAACACTAGGGCTATTCAGCAAAGCATCAGCAAACAACTCGTCACCACCAAATCTGTCTGCCTGTGGAAAAGCTACAACCCAACCAACACCTAAAGCTCCAGCTTCCATAATATTCGAATGTATACGTGCAAGGTCTTGACGAGGATATGGCCAACCGCCCGAACGGGCTACATCTTCTTCTGTTATATCTAACGTGACAAACCAACCAGATGGATCTGGTGTTTGCACGAGAGCGTCAAATGTTTTAAGTTTTAGTATTTCTAATGCTTGCCAGTTAAATAGCAACGGCAAAGTTAATAAAGGTATGGTTAGTAAAGATATCCATTTCTTCATTTTTTATAGCACTCCTTGCATACGTCTGTTATATAAACTTTATAGTTTTTTTGTTCTCTACGAAAAAAATCTAAGGGCCATTCTTTTTTGCATTTTACACATTTTTTCTTTGTCATCCTGACCCTTGTGTAATTGTTATAGTGGAGTTCCCACCACCATTTACCACAATCTGTTGGTATTTACCATCTTGTATTAATATTATAGTGTACCCTTGCGAAGCATCTATGGTCAATTGAGCATTTTGCGTTACCTTTCTTTGTATAGAAATTTGCTCACCCTGCAATATAGTTATTATCTGGGTTTCTAAGTCTTGACCTATCTTTGTGCCTTGTACAGTAGTGCTAGCTGAAAGTGTTTCTTCTTCCTCTATTTCTTCTATAATTGCTAATAAGTCCTCAAAGAAGTTTACATCTAAATAATTTATGTCTAGCTCTGTAAACTCAAATACATTTTCATTTAAATAATCTGTTTCTAACTCATTGAACTCTAAGTAATCTATATCAAGTATGCCACCTGCATTTCCTCTAGAGGCTGTGGATGATTCTGTGGATAAGTCTTTCTCCGGAGGGGGAGAAACAATTAACATATTGTCTATCAGGTCAAGAGTGAGGTCGAGGATGACTGGGGCTGTGGGAGAGCTTTCCCACACGGACACAGTTGTTGCTTGGTAGGGCTTGTTAAGCGTAACACTGCCTGTTGCGGTCGTAACCACAATCTCACCGCTAGGCAAACCAGAAGGATCAGGCAGTAAAATAATGAGAGACCGCCCAAGCTCGTCGACTGTACAAGTAAAGTCAGTACCTCTGATGGCGATATCTGCTGTTGGTGTGGATAACTGTATGTTCTTTTTATCAATTTTTCCTAATCTACTACTAATAAATCTAGCTGTGCCATTCGCAAAGCGCATGGCCAACTTACCTTTTGAGGGGTTTGGGTCGTATACGTATTCGGTAATTACAAGCTTTGAGTGCTCTGTAAGTTTTACTACAGAGTCATCTAAAAAAGTTATAGCTACTCTACCAACAGTCGTACGTACATCATCTAACTGTTGTATAGGGAAATCGAGCTCAGCCCCGTAGGGCTGGTCTCGTATTATTTCTGCAGTGCCTTTTAACTCAGAAATATCTCCAATACTAGCAACCGACTGCTGTTCCGCCGTCATTTTGAATGACGCAAACAGTGCCGTTATCACCAGTAGAAAGAATTTTAAGCCAGTCACTAGCCAATGTTGAGGACTGAGTAATGTTAAACGTTCTGCCATCTCCTGTCTGATCAAGATAAAAATATCCATTTTGATACCCACTTCCGTCAAATGTTATTGAGTTTGAATCCCCATCAACATCAACGTAACTAGTTGCTAGATCGTAATCTATGTCAAAATCAAAAGTATTTGAATCACCATTAATAATCCAATCTAAATCAAGAGTAGAAGCCAAAGCGTTTGTACCAACATTCAAGTTAAAATCATTACTTGAACCTGTCACATCAACATTGTAGTTACCTGAGTCTGCACCGTACGTATCAGTAGGGTCTACTTGTATATCAAAAACGTTGCTATCTCCGTCAAACTCAAAGAACCCTGTAATGTTATCCCCTAAGATATCACCCAGGAATTTGTTTGAGCTACCTATTTGATTTATATCTAAAGTTAGATTCAAACCATCAAGGTCGAGCGGAGTCATAGTACCACTAACAGCATTCAACCCTCCAATAATATTTGAAGAGCCTAATTGTTCTAGGTCTATGTTTGCATTGTTACCGGACTGATCTATATAGATCTCGTTGTCCGCATACACGAAACCAACCAATACGAATAAGGGTAAAAGTTTTTTCATTAATAACTCCAATATCCAGCTTCTTCACCCTCCTTGATTATACCTAACACGGCGGTCTCTATAGCTGAGCGCAAAGCGATACTTCCTGATTCGTTCCTTACAACTCCACTTTCTATCTCTACCAACTGAGTGCCGGCTTCAATAAAACGAAACACGTCGTTACTTAATGATACACTAAGAATACTCTTAGAGACTAATTTTTCTATTAATACTTGTCCACTAGTTACAGATATCAAACGCAACTGTATGGTAACCGAGTCAGATCTATAGGCTTTTGTACCACCTATTCCTAGATATCGTGCACCTGCTCCTCCACTAGTTTCATTAGACTCATACGAAACTACTGCCCCTTCTAATAGCAAACCAGCAAATAGAAGGGTACCAAGTTTAGTGTCATCATTGTTATTTTCTCTGCCGCTACGTATTATTTGACGTTCTTTAGTAAGATTGTCTAGGCCTACACGTTCTACTACAGTAAAAAAACCACCATTGTTCTTACCCGCATCTTTCAAAGCTTTGATTAAAAAAGCACTAGGTTGTTGGGTTATAGCTGTAGAAAAACTAGCATACATAGAGTTGCTAAGCCTTTGCCCGGTTTGGTCTACAAAAGCAGTTCCGTACACAGCGACCGTTGGCTTTCTTGTAGGCGCACGAACATCGGCTAAGTCAGTAAGGACTAACTCCTCTACTGTAGCTGGCTCGATATGCCGTATCGGAGCTATGTTATTTTCTATTGGGTCAAATAATAAGGACGCGCAACTAGAAAGAAAAAGAACCGATAGGCACAGTAATTTCCGTAACATTACCTTCTGCATCTGTTATTTTGAGTGTTATATATAACCCGTCTTCACTAACAGAATACTCAATGGTATTGCCCATAAGTTCTAAGATACCGCTAGTGCTTGGGTTTTCTCCAAATAGCGCATCTACTAATTGCCTAGAAAGCTGTGCGTAAATTCTAGACTCAAGGTTTCTTATAAACCTAGCGAGTGTAGTATTTTCTGCATCTCGTTTTAGCTGTTCTCTATAAGCTTTTAGCTCAGCTTTAATAGCTTCCTTTCTATTAAACTCTTGGTTCTCTATCGTCAAGTAATGAGAAGAAGTACCAACGCCACTAAAAGATGGTGATTTAAAAGTGTGCACCATCTCGTCAGCTTGTACGGTCCATGTAACAAGCATAAAAAGGGGTAGTAATAAAATGCTACACCCTTTGTTTTTATAATAATCGTCTAGTTTAATCTTTTCTTTGATCATCTCTATCTGCCTTAGCAATCTTGCCACTGTCAATTAGCTGAGGCACTCCTAAAATAGTTTTAATTAGAGTATCTTGTCTGATAATTTCGTTATCAAGACTTCTAATCCTATCTATTAATGCTACAAGTATACCATGTTGTGAGTCAAGTTTGGTTCCTAGACGTTCTTCCATTGCTTCTATTTGAGATTGAACTTTATCGTCTACGGTGTCTAACTTACTTTCCATGCCATCTATTATTCTCATAATAAGTTTCCACACGAAAAAACCAAGACCTAAAGCTGCGGCTATAGGAAAGCCAACTTCAGTTATTATTTGGACAGCGTCCATTATTTATCGTCGCTTGAGTTGGAGGCCCCGAAATAGAAAGATATGATTGCCGAGGCTAGACCGCCTAAATAACCTAAGACAAGATTAATCAGGGCCTCACTGTTTTGTTCTGGTGGTTGTAGTGTTACTAAAAAGATGTAACCAAGAAAACCACCAATTGTGGCTACACCTATAATCCTAGCAGTCCAATCTTTAGAAAAGTATTTTCTTGCTTCTTGTTTTTCTTTTGCTTCTAGTGCAAAGATGTCAACTTCTAGTTCTTTCATCTTTACATCAAACTCTTGTTCAGCTTTCTTTAGCTGCAACATTTGTTCTGGAGTAGCGTTCTGAATCGCTTGTTCTATAGACTTAGGGTTGTTCGAACACCCTAAAACGTCAGCTATCATATTGGCAGCCATGCCTCCCATGGGCCCGCCAAGTGCTGTTCCTAATGTAGGGGCTACTGCGCCTACTACGCTTTTTAATAACTGTTTCACTTACCTACTGCTTTTTGAGCCTTCTTGTGAGCGGCAGTAAAAGTACTACCTTTCATCATAAGGTTCTTCATATATTTCATATGTTTAGCAGTATGGTGTTTTGAATGTCGTTTCATACTGGCCTCCTGCCTTTTGGTCAAACCTTTTTTCTTTATTGGTTTTCTTTTCCGTTTAGTAACCATATGATTTTTTCATAGACTTCTTTTTCTTTTTCATGGGTTTTTTACCTTTCATAGGTTTCTTTTTCATTCCCATTTTTTTTCCTTTTCCGTAATGTCCTGGCATTTTTACCTCCAAAGTTAATATCTATATTATGGACAAGTTTTAAGAAGTTGTAAAATTATTCTCGGGATCTTCTCCTGTTAAAAGATAGTTAGCTTCGTAGTCTGACATTGTTTTTAAAGAAGGGTCTGCGTTATACAAAGCCTCCGCCCAACCAGCCAAAGTAGCATTTGTTATATTTTCAAAAGGCACAAAAGTAGTAGTTGTACCTGTTCGTGGGTTAGGGGTGCCCTTAACTAAATGATAAGGATCAAAAGCTGTATATTTAAGAACTTCTACTGACTTAGCCGGAGTGCTGTCATCTGTATAAACTATTTTCCAATTTATTTGGGTGATAATATCAGAAACAGTTTCGTATCCAGGTATCTCTATTTCTCTAGTTTCATAACTAACCACAGAAAAAGTTTTACTCGCAATAGCCATTATGATGTTCCAAATCTTATAAATCTTGCTTCTACAGTGCACGTGTCTGTTCCAGAATCTCCTTGCCCTCTTACAAACAAGTTTACTGAATTACTTCCAGTATAAGTAAATGTAATTGGTATATTTACACTTTCATGGCCCGAGAATAGCCTATCGTCGTCTTCATTGGTCGTACGTCTATTCGACAATTGACCTTGGCTACCGAACCCTACTCCATCAGTCATAACAAACGGCCGCAGTCCGTAACCGCTAGTTTTTACAGTATCAGTCTCTGATGATGAAGGCACTGCGTTTGAACTTGGATAGACAGCTTTAGAACTTACGCCTTTTCCTGCAAGAGGAGTATTTGTATCATTAGTATTGCTACCAGTACTACTTGCATCTAAGTCTACGTCAAAACCTGAGCCAGAACCTGAAGTTGCGCTACTGTCTATAAAATAAAACCCTAAACTTTTAACATGATTAGTACCACCTGTAAATTTTACAAAGCCTTGATAAAAACCAGCACCTGAACCAACCGAACATATAAACCTGTTTTGGTTGTTGTTTACTGTAAAACTTATGGTTGTGCTACCTCCAGCGGCTGGAAGAATTAAATTAGTTGTACTAATACGCTCCGCATCAATTGTACCTGTATCAATTCGGCCACCATCAATTACAGTTGAGCCACCCGAACCAACGTCGGTTGCTCTTAAAATAGCAGTATCTATAAAACTAGCCCCTATCGTGCCGGTCGTTATATTACCACCATGTATTACAGTACTAGTATTACTAGACAAGTCACTTGATACTATTACATCCGCGTCTAAATATTGAGCATCTACAGTACCAGCGTTAATAACATCAGCGTTTAAACTACTTATTTGTGCGGCTTGAATAGTAGCGGTTTTTATTTGTGCGCCATCTATAGCAGCATTTTTTATAAAAGCTGCATCTATGTACACACCCGCTGCGTTGCCGTCTGCATCTGTGCTTGAAAGCACGGTGAAAGGCACAATGTCACTACCATGCGGGTTACGTATGGTTACTTGGTCTGCTTCAAATATTATGTTAGAGGTAGAGGTGTTGTTCTGTAAGTTATTACTAGAGTCAGCCATCAAGTACATACCGGCAATGGCGTTATTTGCATTAACAGCAATACCAAAACCAGCTTGGGCAGAGGTGCCATTTGTTATTGCGTTTTGAACTGTAGTAACGTTAGCTGAAACACCGTTAACTGTACTGGTAAGATTAGAAATACTAGTAGCATTTGCCCCTTCTGCAGTAACTCGGACAACTCGTTCAGCTGCTATAGCTGCGGATAAGGTTGTGTCCGAACGAGAATTAGAAGTGTTTAAGGAAGCTACTAAGCTATCTATGTCGGCTTTAAGAGTACCATCTCGTGCTTTGACCCATGCGTTGTTACTTGAGTTTCTAACATAAAGTTGATCGTCATCGGTATCTAACCATATGTCATCTAACTGTAGAGAGCTACCATCAGTTCTAGTGCTAGGTGCGCTAGAAGCTCGTATGACTAAAGTCCCTGCATCTATAAGGCCAGTGAGAGTAGAGTATCCCGGCAAGTCTGCTAGAGTTTCACTTAACTGACTAAGCACCTCTCCTATATCTACTGCAGTAGTGGCTTTTACTCCATTGGTTTGGTTAAATGGACCTCTTACTCCAGAGATATTTACAAACCTTACCCAATAATAATACTCTTGGTTATACCCAACTGTATCTACAGTAATAGCCGCTTCAGTGGTGGTTACAAGTTGTGCTGTTCCTACTGCATCATCTCTCGACCTAAACACCTCCGTAAAAGCATGACCACCATACGCAGGGGGGTTCCAATTTATTATAATTTCAGTAAAGGCACCTGAAGCCTCTAGTCCCGTAGGGGCAGGGGGTATGCTTAAATCTACAGGATCATCCTTAGCCCCAACAAAATCAGTTGTTGTGGTGTTTGGATCAAAGTTTTTATTGGTGAGTTTTTTAGCCATACCAGAGTCGATTAACTCTCGCAGGGTTATGGCTCTATCTAGTGGGTCACCTTCTTGCCCTAGCCTAACTGCTAAGGCTTCTTTCATGGCCTGTAATGAGCCTCGTAACTCTGGCTCTGTGCTAGCCGGTATGTTTTTTAAGCCAGGGAGTTTAGTTGCTTTGCTCATTATATTTGTTTTAGTTCATCTATAGACTGCCCTAAACATATTTCATCTACTACAGTTGCTCCTTCTACTTCTACTGCAAACGTTTTATGCACACTAGCAGGCAATCTTACAATTGGTTCTGTTATAGTAGTTGAGCTAAAGCTAGGGGTTGTACCTGTAACTGTAAAAGCACTACCAGAAGTAGCTATAACTGCATTATAAATAACACTACCATCTCCATACACTTTGACTCTTACTGGGTAGCTTTCTGCTTGCACCTTTGCAAAACCCATACTCATGGGAGCAGGAGGCACAAACTCTTTAGACTTCCAATTAAAAGTTAAATTAGTGCTGCTATCACCTTGAAACTTTTTAATAGCATTACTTATTATTAAATACAACTGGCTATCATCTGGATCTGTATGTCCCCCACGTATCTCACCACTAGCATCTAAGTTTACTAATGCCGCAGGGGACAAAGATCTACCAGTGCCTTGTCGCACTAAACGAGGGTCAAATATAAACCCACCATATCCACTACCTGTGGAGAAAAAACCTACATATCTACCTTCCCATAAGAACCCTCTTATGGTGCTTGGGTAGTAACTAGCTTGCCATTGTGAGGGTGTAATTAAAGATTCAGTTATAACAGAAACACGAGTGCCTTCTACCGCTACTAAACCGTCTGGCCCTGCATATATAACATAGTCACCCATATCGACCATAGAGTTTTTATTCAAACAAGCTTCAGAAGAATCTATACGTATGGCAGCCATAGACCTAGGTTCTGTACCTGTCACTAAATATGGAGTAGCTTTTGTACCTACTACCACACCATTACTAGTTACGGCTATACCTACAATCTCTTCTTCAATAGTAATTCTGTTAGACGCAGGCCAAGCGTAAGGTAAGAAAGGCTCAGAGAAACAAATACGTTTGCCTGTAAACCCAGCTAGTATGCCGTTTGGTAAACTAACTAAACCCTTCATAGGTCCATCAGGGTACAAGCTCGTGTCATCATCTGGGGGCGCAATGTGGAACGTGGACGGAATAACTTCAGCTAAATCTCGGTTATTAGAAGTGTCTGTGTAGGTAGCTACATTTAAATTAACTTCAGCAACAAACTGAAAGTCAGTTGTGTTTGAACCTGTATTAGACCTGTATATACGTTTTTTAGATAGGTTGGTATTACTTTTAGCACTAGAAGTTTCTAAGCCACTTAAGGCAACGCTTTGGTTATCATCTGTAGTTATAACTGTAGAAGCAGGAGAGGGTGGGCCTTCTTCGCCATAAGCACTTACAAAGGTGTAAACATAGGAAGTTTCGAAGTCTAGCTCAGCATCTGACGGGCCATTGAAAGACGCTCCGTTGGTTACACTACTAGAAGTGGTTGCACTAGACCCTGAGCCGTTAGTAGCCACGGTAAGAGTGGTACTACTAGGCACTGTTTTAATTTTATAGTCTCCATTTATTTCATCTGCTGTAAGTCCACCTGTAGCAGAAAAACCAGCCAAAGTTATGTAATCATCGACAGCTGCGTTGTGATCACTTGCTGTTGTAACAGTTATAGTTCCGGTGCCGCTAGCTGTTGTAATAGTCGCATTTATGGTGGTGGGTGCAACTAAAGCCACAGTGGGGGCTGCAGTTGGCGCAGGTATGCCCAATCTATAAAAACCACTAGGGTAAGGTGCAGAACCAAGAACATCAGAGCTTCTGCCCATCTTAGGAAATGCTTCACCTGACCAGTAAATCGTGTCATTGGTGTCTCCTGGCACCGGTCCACGCACGACGTTTACATCATCTTCAAACTGTAGCCAACGTTCAGGGTCGTCTGTGTACTTAAATATTGCGTTTTTAGTTGTACTAGCTAGGGTAGAGACCCCACTAGAAGGGTTGGTAGTAGAGTTGTCTTTGACAGGAACTAATCTGCCATTCTCTAAGTTTACGTCTGTAGCCGTTTGCGCAAGTGTATCTCCTAAAAGACGTGGTGATATTCTAGGTGCAAGGCCTCCAAATGTAATAAGTTTGTAATAAGCCATTTTTTCATTATACAGTATTAAGAACTAATGCTTGTAGTTCTACGCTCCTTCTTCCTACTTGTTTAAACCACCTGCTGTCTTCCATTTCAGCAGCCATTTTCTCCCAATCATGTTCTCTACAAGCCGACAACATATTGCGGAACTTAGACATTCTCGTGCCTCCTAGATTGAAACACATGTTGACTAACACGTGTTGTATATCTTCGGGCAACGCATAGAAGTCTTTCTCATCACCAAACACGTGAATAGTTTCTTTTAAATGTTTATCAAAATCACTTTCGTAGTACATATCTACAACTTCTTGCGGTACTTTTGTACCTATGTCCCAAGCGTACTCAGGATCTTCTGGTTGGCACAAGTGTCCAATGCCCAAGGTTTTATAGCCTAAACTATCTTCGTATATCTCTAAAACTTCACCCTCATGGCGTTTTATCTCTGCTTTACATTTTTCAATGTCCATATGTACCTCCTTGTTATGAGAAAATTCTATCTACACCTGCTGCCACTATGATCAGCACGTATAGGCCAAATATGTATCTAGTAAACTTTGCATCCATTGCGTCGAACTTGTCAGCACCTCTATCTAGCCTTTTCTCTATGTTTTCATACCGTATAGAGCACTCTCGTTCGTGTGCTGCTATTTTTTCCATAGATTCTTTTGCTGTAGCCATAGTTACTGTGCTTTTTCTATTTTTGGTTGAGATTTGATTTTGTCCTCTTTTATAAAACTTCTTATGTTTTCTGTTATAGCAGACTGTGCTGCTTGAAAAATGCTTAGCTCAGAGGCTTTTTTATTAGCTTCTTGCTGTGCGTTAAATAATACACTAAGGCTATCTATAATCCTTGGTGTTAGGTCTTCTATTAAATAAACTTTGCCGTCAAAGGTTAGTTCTTTTATTTTATTATTTTCCATACATACTCCTTATATAATTGGAAATTCACCCAAAGGCCTAATTGGCGGGTCATCACTATTGTAAACATATAATGCTGCTAACGCATCTACATCAGTCGCTGCGTCAATCAAATTACACATCTCATTAGCTTTAGTTCTCACCGCTATCCTGTGGTTCTTTATGTGGTCTGGCATGGCTGTCCCACCATCTAAGGCACGAAGTGCATACCAGTCTGTATTTAATAACATTCCTTTTGCTTGGTCATTTACGTATTGTTTATGTTGGGCTTTTACATCAGCTAAAGGTCTAGCTACAGTACCGGTGTATGATTTAGTTACAACTTTTTTGTGTGTAATACCGTTTATAGTTATGGTAGCTTTGTAAGCATATACAGGGTCAGAGTTCACGTAGTATGTAGGATCTTTGTATTGTCGAGTATCGTGTATAACAGGGTATATACTCGCAGCTTTTAGCTCATCCTCAGTCCAAGATGTGAAAATATTCTTTGGGTATAAAACATCCCCTATGACTACAGGTTTAGGGTTAGGGTATAGTTCTGTTACTACGTTTGATTCTACTTTTGCCCACATGTTTTAATTTTACCTCATATTTATCTAGCTGGACAGGGTGCCCCACCACTAGTCACTAGCGGATGTTCAGCAAATGCTATGAAAAGATATTCTCCAGCATTCCTATTCCAAGCTGAGTCTGTATTTCTAAATTTAAATCCGTTTGATAAAAACTCTACTACATTAGTAAAACTACCTGTAGCTTCTGCTGAAGTTTGGTCAGCAGCAAGTCGTGCATCAGCAGTATTAAAAGGGTCTCGTTTTCTATCAAACATCCACCAACTGTTGGTATTACCTATCTCTCTTACCATAATAAAAATAGGAGCAAAACCACAGTATGCAAAAGCACCCTCGCTGTTACCAATATATTTACCTATTTTGGAATAACCTTGTTTTTCTGCGAAGCAGTATGCAATTAAATCATCACCACTTTTATTGACTGAATTATTAGCGCCAATACCAAAAGTTGTTGCAGTAAACCCTGATTGATGAATCCTACTTGAAGATGATTGTGCAGCTGAAGTATTTAATCTTAAAAAATTTCCCGATGACAACTGTGGTGACCAAACAACCCAGTCCACCGCAGTATCTCTGTTCTTGATAATAACCAAATCGGGAGTCACTCCTAAGCCATGCCCTACTGTTTGTGTTGCTGTAAAATTACCTGTATAAGAAACAATACTAAATCCAGCAGTGCTGTTTACTTGCACTGTTGATGAAATATCTCCAGCGCTGTTGCTAGATGTAGTGCCACCTGCACATTTCCATTGCCAAGCTACATAAGTTCCTGCAGTATTGGATAAGTTGTGTTCATTAACTCCTATAGTAAAGCTATCAGTTCCAACTCCACTAATCCAGTTTTGATTAGCATTTTCAACAGCAGTGCTATCGGATTCTAACATCGGAGGGTTGCTTGAACCTAAACCCCTGTTTGAATCAAACAAAGCATGAGCATATCCAGCGTTTCTTCTCTTTATCCAAAGCCAGTCAGGTTGTAAGTTAGAGTTACCTCCATTAGTTACTGTTTGATTTGCTCCTGCACCAGTATAAGTTGTAACTTGAAAATGTGCTGAAGGATCGTCTATATCTGTATAAGCCATTATCCGTACTCCGCTAAGTTCTTAGTGCAAATTGCTCTGCCTGATTTTGTAGTAAATTCAAAAGACCCAACACCTCCGGCATCTGATTGAGCAGAATAACCACTGTTTATTTCTTGTGCAGGCCCTTGGCCACAGTTTATTATCATCTCACCGCCTGTGCCAAATATAGCACCGTAGGGAAAAAACAATTCGTCAGTAGGTAGGTTCTCAGTTGTCTTGACCAAACTGTCGTTTACATAAAATTTTAACTTTACATTACTAGTAGACATATCAAGTAGCATACCAAAAACTGTTGCATCATGACTATTTTGAGTAAAACTAGGTATTAGGTTACTAGCAAACTCAGCAAGGTTACTGTTTCGTATATCAGTGTGTGAACTACCAGCTGCTAATTGAGATTCTTTTACTACCCCTACAAGTATCTCCATGGTTGAAGAGTTAAAAACGCCTGTGTTTTCTACCTCCCAATACCAAATAGCATCAGAAGAAGCTTTGCTTATACCCATGGTTGCATAGCATTGATTGTACCCACCATTACCACCCTGTCGTAGAAGATTGCCAGCAGTAAATCCAGTGGCACTAGGGCTAGAGTTTAGATAACCTGTATTAAAATCCCAAACGGCAAAGTTATTTGTTGGTGAGTCTAAAAATACATCAGTAACGCCCATAGCATTATTTAAAGTAAATAAATTACCTTGAGTACTACCCACATCTTGTCCTATGTTACTAGCGTGTGTGAAATCTAGTTTGTAACCTCTGTTCCCATAAGTGCCTGAGTATTCTTTTGCTACCCAAACTCCATCATCGTTAGTTTCTCCAAACTCTGTTGGACCTAAAGACTGCCCGTCAATATAATGAATTTCAGCTAAATAACCAGAAAAATCTCCGTTAGTATCATTATAAGCTCTTGATGTACCCCAGCCATGGTAGCTGCCTGTCCTAAACATAGTCATAGTGCTCGCATTTTGATCAATACTAGGAGCAGTAACGAAATCTGTTTCTTGTTGGCCATTAACATAAACACGTATTCTATCTCCAGCCGTGCTTTGTGTTGGATCAACTCGCACGACAATGTGATACCAAGCCGCAACATCTTTAAATTTTCTACTGGTTTTCCAATCGGCTGCTGTTATACCATGAGCAGATATAGCAGAAAAGTACCCTTCTAGCTGATCATCTTGAGTAAACCGTATTGCTTGAGCTCTAGCTGAATTAGAACCACTAATTATATTCATCTCATAGCCACTTCTGTCTAAGCCTAGCTCTGCTCTTTTTAACCAAAAAGATATTGTAGCTATGGAGTTTGAAGTAGCAGTAGTACTAGCAGAAGAATTACTTTGTTTTATAAACTCACTTCTAGTTCTGTCGAACATCAAAGAGTTGCCTGCTTCGTATCCAGTAGCCCCTGGTGGTATAGCTCCCGGATGCTGTAGTAGACTCATTAGGTGTATGCAGCAGAGTTAGTTAAATATACATTCGTGCCATCGGAGAAGTAAGAGATCAAGTACGTGCCCGCAGTAGATACAGTTGCAAGTAAATTTGCATCTACTTTTGAATTTGTGTGTGCTGATACAGTATGGCCACCTGAGTTTACCAGCAGTATGTTTCCTGATTGTGAGACTATGTTTGTAAAAGTAAGAGTAAAGTTGCCTGATGGGGTGCATTTAAAATTGTTGCT